AGGAGAAGGAGAATCTATCCGTCCACACTTGTGGGCTTACGAGTTCGAGCATATCAGCTGCTGATATATCAGTATTTTTTTGGATGGTGTCACCAGCTAAATAAACCGACACTAATGTACCTACCGTTAATAATACTTTGTTTCGTCTTTTCATAATAAACCTCTTTTCTATGTAATACCTTTAGTTTCATTAAAATAATGTAGTGGCCCACCCCTAAACGGAGCAAAACCAGTACCAAAAATAATACCAGAATCTATAAGATCGGCATTATCAACAACACCCTCCTCTAAACACAACTCACATTCATTAATAATAGTTCCTATCAGCCTTGATACTATCTCTGGTTTTGGATCTGCGTGAATTGTTTCTGCGAACTCATCATATGTATAAAATCCTTGTCCCGACTTGACTCCAATATCACCATTATCCATAAGTGCCTCTAGTCTAGGCGGTATAGTAAGTTCTATATCTTTACTCATGATATCCATAACAAAATAACAAACATCAAGTCCAACCGTATCTGCTAATTTCAAAGGCCCCATTGGCATACCGAAATCAGTAAAAGAGTTGTCTATCTCTTCTTTAAGGTAACCCTCATCTAGCATATTAATAGCTTCTATAAGTGTCGGCATTAATACTCTATTGACTAGGAAGCCCGGCGAGGATTTAACCTTGAGTGGGAGTTTGTCGATATGTCTACAAAATGCCATACCCTTTTCTATAACATCCTCAGAAGTATCGTCAGAATAGACTACCTCTACCAAAGGCATTTTTGCAACTGGATTGAAAAAATGAATGCCAATCAACCTCTCTGGATTTTTTAGTCCTTCTGATAATACTTCAAGTTTTATAGAGGATGTGTTTGTCGCCAATATGGCAGTTGGTTTCATCTTACTTTCTAACTCATTATACAAATATTTCTTAATATCAACATTTTCAATAATAGCCTCAATGACTATATCTGCTTGTGATATACCATACCCATTCTTATCAGGTATTAACCTGTCATACACTTCATTGATTAGATGCTCACGTCCAGCAAATCTTTTAGAATAAAACTTATACGATCTCTGTAGTGATTTTGATATCGTTCTATCGTCAATATCTTGCAATGTCACTTTGTATCCAGACAAAGCTGCCCACATTGCAATATCACCACCCATTACACCAGCACCTATAACATGAACGTGTTTAAGATCTAATTTGGATTTATCACCAGATGATTTGAGTAAATCTTGCAACATAAACACACGGAGCAAGTTCTTTGCCGTATCTGTCATTGCTAAAAGGGAAACCGACTCTGCCTCCGCCTCCATAAACTCCGTTTCATCCTTACCATATCTTTCCCATATATCAACTAGTGCATATGGAGCAGGGTAATGCTCTTGTTTAACCGCTTTCCGTAGATTTCTACGCATCTTCATTGATACTAATTTTCTTCCAATATCGGAATGCATTAGCTCATCAAGTTTATTCGGCCGTCTGAGTGGCGGACACTTGTTAAGTACATCTACCGCAGATTTAGTTAATAATCGTTGTGGAACAACATAATCCACTAATCCCATTTTTTTTGCTTGATATACCGATAAAGTTCGCCCAGTTAGCATCAGTCCCATTGCCTTAATGACACCGAGAACCCTAATGGATCTAACAGAACCACCAAAGCCAGGATGTATTCCCAACTTAACTTCAGGAAATCCCATTCTTATCTTGGGCGAATCTAAAATAATTCTATAATCACACGATAATGCGAGTTCTAATCCACCACCCAGACACAATCCGTTAATCAATGCTAATGTTGGAAACTCCATATTATCAATCAAAGACATAACTTCCTGTCCCTTGGTGATGGCAGTATATGCATCATCAAACTCATGGAACTTCTTAAACTCTTTTACGTCAGCACCAGCAATGAACCCAGAAGGTTTGTCTGAACAAATAACCATACCCTTTAATAGATTTGGATATTGAACCTCTAGCAACACCTCTTTCAATTCTGTTAATACTTCACTAGATAATATATTCATACTACCATAAGCGTAATCAAAATGCACCCATGCTATATCATCAACATACTCTAATTTAAAATGTTTATAATCCATAAATTATCTCTTTAAATTTTCAATTAAAATCGCTCCACCCTGTCCATGCCCAATACATAAAGATGCAACCCCGTAACGCCCACCATTTGACTCCAACGTTTTAGCTAGATGATATACTATCCTTGTTCCAGATGCTCCTACTGGATGTCCTATACTAATAGAACCACCGTGGATATTTAATTTATCGTCAGGTATTTTACCAAATGGAGCATACAATCCAAGATCGGATAGGCAATAATCTTTATCATTCAATGCTTTTGTACAACCAATAACCTGTGCAGCAAACGCCTCGTTCAACTCCCAGTTATCAATGTCATCGCAAGTCAATCCATTTCTCATAACAAGAGGAACCATTGATTTGACTGGGCCGAGTCCCATTTCTGAAGGATCTACTCCAGCCCATTTAGTATCTATAATTTTTGCAATAACTTTATCACGGAGTCCATACTTATCTAGTGCATCCTCACTTGCAAGTAATACAAATGCAGCACCATCGGTAATAGGTGAAGAATTGCCGGCAGTAACATTACCAAATATCTTATCAAAAACTGGTCTTAATTTCCCCAATTTTTCAACAGTATTCTTTGGCCTAACAGACTCGTCATTGCTATAATGATTCCCATCAGTATCGTATATAGTAATAACCTCGTCATCCAATACACCCGTATGTTGTGCTAACGTTGCTTTCACATGACTTTCCATTGAGTAGGTGTCCATTTCTTCTCTAGAAATATTAAATCTATATGCCAAATTCTCTGCGGTTTGACCCATTGATAAATTTATCGTTGGATCTTTCAGTGCCCGTAGTAAACTAATCACAGGAACTAATAATTTAGGTCTAAACTTAGCTATAACTGCTAACTTTTTGAGTGTCGTTCTAGCCAATGTCAATTCAGACAACCACATCGTCATCTCATCATTAAACAATAATGGTGCCCTACTCATCGTTTCAGTCCCACCAGCAATAACCAAGTCGGATTCACCACACGATATATTCCTATATGCAGAATCGATTGACTGTAAACCAGAAGCACAGTTACGCTGAACGGTATATGCCGGTATATTAACATTAAGTCCAAGTCGTAATGCCAATAATTTAGCTATATTACACTCATCTGCATCAGGATTGACACAACCAACAATCAATTCATCCACATCATCAGCACCAATCCCATTACGGATCAACATCGGTCTAACCACTTGAATCGCTAAATCCAATGCTTTAAACTTGCCTGGGCTCCCCTTCGCCTTTAAAAATGGAGTCCTACCACCATCTACTATATATACATCATTTGAGTTATTTTTCATAGTTATTATTTTCCTCCATCAAATGTCAAATATTTATAACATTAATTGACATATTAAATTCTCCATCCCTATAGATATTACATCTCTCATCAAAATGATTCATTGTATAGTTCTTTCTTTTACCTGTTTTAATATCATCCGCTATATCATATACATTACACACATCCTTAGAATCGTGTGTTCTAAGACCACGACCAATAGATTGTAGTATCCTTATCTGTGACTTAGATGGGAATGCGAATATAATGTTATGAATATTCCTTATATTAATACCTGTAGAGAATGTTCCGTTTGACGCTACAATAATAACATCATCAGTCTTCTCTGCAAACTCTCTTATCTCTTCTCTTTCATCCGCCTTAGTTATACCAGAAACATACATAACTTCTTTATCTGTCATTCCCCGTATCTGCTCAGTCAAAGGCACCCCGTGTTTCTCTACATATTGAAACAATACCAGTGTATTACCCTTGAGAGTTGTTGCTAACTTTGATATAAAAAGATTTCTACTCTTGTTTAACACAAGATAATCACACTCTTCTTGATACGTTTTTATAATACGAGCAATCTTCTTATCTTCTTTAGAGTGGTTTAACACCAAACAATTCACTTTAAGTTTAGCTATCGTCCCAGCATCCATCAGTTTCTTAGTAGTCGTTACATTTTTAGGCACATCAAACAACCCAGATAATGTAAGTCTATTTGTTTCTTTACCGTCAAGTGTGCCCGTCAGGCCGAACCGATATGGGCAGTCTGTCATTTTTTCCATGATTGTTGATAGTGACTTCGCTTTTGCAAGATGTGCTTCATCTACAAAAACTGCACTGAACTGAGCAAAGTATTCACGTTTCATCTTATATACCGACTGCCAAGTTGAAATGTATATTGGTTTGTCTGCGTCTTTGTCCTTACCAGAAGTAATCATGTGACAATTCGTCTCTGCATCGAAACCGTAATCTTGGAAATCCTTGAACATTTGAGATACCAACTGAATAGTGGGTACAAGTAATAATGTCTTCTTACCAGTTTTCTGTTGTTTAAGCGTACAATAACGTATTAAACAATATATCATTAAAGATTTACCAGATGCCGTAGGTGATACCAACAGAGCTCTAGAGTGTTTGATTGCGTGATAAACTGCATCAAGTTGGTAATCCCTCACTTCCAAAGGAACTTTTAGGTGCTTGATGAAGTCATTCACATCATCTTTGGTTATATCTATAGAGTTATCGAATAATGAGAATTTATAACCCCTAGACTCAGCGAAACGTGCCAGTTCAAACCTTAGGCCAAAGTATATTAGATTTGTTTTTGTGTCGAACAGACGTATCTTACCATCCCAAAACCCACCTCTATATGATGGCATGAACTTTGCGCCAGGCACCTCAAAGGTAAAATGCTCGGACAATTCCATAGCTATACCTCTATCACACTTAACATGGACATATACATCGTTCTTTTTTGTAATAACCAAATCATTTATATTGTTAGTAATGAACCCCAAATCAACTCCCTTGTTGGAATTTCTCCCATTCTATAATATTTTTTATATGGAAACTCCTTGTAGAAATCTCCTTCAATGCTCTTTCTAAAATCTTCTCTTGAAGTTCTAGATTAATTTTTTTCTTCTTTAAAGCGATTAGTATTTCGTCTGCATTAAGATATATGTCTTTATCAGCACGGAGTATCTTTTCGTCAAGAGGTTCGAGAATATAAACTTCTGGTTCAGCCTTACCCAAATAATATCTAAACCTTTCTTTGTATGCTATATCATATTCTATTTGAACCCACCTTAACTTTGCAACTATTTCATTATATTGATTTAAATATCTTGAATAGATAAGTGGCGTTTCAGCTGACTCTGTTGCCAATTTAGTGATGTTTATCTCATCAAGTTCGATCATATTATTCTGTGTCCTCAAAATATTGTGAATAATGATTATTTAATTTAGGATTAAACCAGTTATCGTTTACTTTATGTTTAACGTGTCCACAATGTTTGCACTTATTTGGTGATATTTCTGGTAATTTTGGAACTGGTGTGGGTATCTTATTTTCATCTACACCCACCATAAGGAACTGTGCTGTAACACACCTTATTTGATCGGAATTCTTAACATCTTCCTTAACCCCGACTAAATCAACAGTCATAGAAGTTCTCCCAACCTTGACAACTTCCCCTCTAATAGATAGAAGACAACCGATCTCAATGGGCTCGAGATATTGTACGTCCATAATTTTAGCAGTAATACAGTATAATCTAGAAAATCGTCTAGATGTAACTGAGGCTGTTTGATCTAATACTTTAAGTAACTCCCCACCATGAAATTTATTATCAAAATTTGATTGTTCTGGCGATGGAGAAATAACAACAGTTGTTGATACTGGATTATCCATAGGCTCCTCGTTTATTAGCTATCATACCCTTGTGGTTCTCTAATAACATCTCTTCTTTCTAATAAATCGTCCAATTGATATTTATCAATGGTTTCATATTGCATTAGACATTCAGTCATAGAATGTAATATATCTATATTATCTTCAAGAATTTTCTTTGCTTTCTCATAATTTTTAGTTGTTAATTTGATTACCTCTTCGTCTAATAATTTAGATATTTCTGGTGAAATTACCTGAGCGGGTTGCCCCATTGACCTACCCATAAAGGGATCGCCTTGTTCATCTTCATAACAAAGTGGGCCCACTGCGTCACATAATCCCCATCGTTTTACCATATTCCTAGCGATAGATGTTGCACGTTCAATGTCATTAGACGCACCTGTCGTCACTTTATCTTTCCCATAAATCAATTCTTCAGCAATTCGACCCCCATATAATGATTGTAGTTGTGATTCTAATTTTTCTTTAGATGCAGAATAAGAATCTTTCTCTGGTAAGAACATCGTTACACCAAGAGCTCTTCCCCTAGGCATAATAGATACCTTATAAACTGGGTCGTGCGTTTCAGTCAATCTACCCACAATGGCGTGTCCTGCTTCATGATATGCCGTCATGCGTTTCTCGTCTTCACCCATTACCATCGTTTTCTTCTCTACACCCATAATCAACTTATCTTTAGATCTCTCAAGATCCGCCATGCAGATATTTTCTCTATCACCCCTTGCAGCAGAGAGTGCAGCCTCATTGATAAGATTTGCTAGTTCTGCACCAGAAAACCCAGTAGTACCTTGAGCGATGTATTTTAATTTAATATCATCAGTATACGGCACTCTTCTCAAATGAACCTGAAGTATTTGCTCTCTCCCCTTAACATCAGGGAGTCCTACGTTAATTTCTCTATCGAATCTGCCGGGCCTTAATAGTGCCTTATCTAGGACATCTGCCCTGTTAGTTGCACCCAACACAATAACCCCATCTCGGTCATCGAACCCGTCCATTTCTACTAATAATTGATTTAGTGTTTGTTCTCTTTCATCATTACCACCGCCATGTCCAGCACCACGTTGTCTACCTACTGCATCAATTTCATCGATAAAAATAATACATGGTGCAGCCTTTCTTGCTTCAGAAAACATATCTCTAACTCTAGATGCACCGACACCGACAAACATCTCTACGAAATCAGAACCAGATATTGAGAAGAATGGTACTCCCGCTTCACCAGCAATGGCACGAGCTAATAGGGTTTTACCTGTGCCCGGCGGGCCAACCATCAACGCACCTTTGGGAATTTTTGCGCCAAGTTTCACATATTTTGGTGGATTCTTTAGAAAATCTACCATTTCAGACACCTCTTCCAATGCTTCTTCTACGCCTGCGACATCAGCGAAAGTGACCTTTATCTTACTTTGTTCTAACTTTTTAGCCTTATTCTTCCCTACAAACTTTCCGGCTTGACCCCCACCTTGTTTTTTCATCCACCATATCCACACCCCTATTAGTAGTAATATAGGGAACCATGAAATGAATATGCTGAGAAAAAGGGAGCTTTCTTCTGGTGGATTTGCAATAATATCCACATTATTCTCTAATAAATCATCAATCAAATGAGGATCGCCAGGAGAATATGTCAGGAATCTACGACCATCTTGGAATTGTCCAACAACAGTCCTACCTTCTATCACGACTTTTGTTACTACTCCATCATTGACTAAATCGATGAATCTGGCATAAGAAACCTCAGTTCCAATTTTATCTTTCTTACCTACACTTCCTAGAAATGCAATCAAGAAAAACCCGATAATTGTCCAAATTAATAATTTTTTTATCATAATTTTTATAATGTAGATTCAAGTATTGTAATATCCGGCGTGTCTAAGTTAAAGGTATCAGTTCCACTCGGATCTGCGTTGAAGTAATAACGTGTATATGCTAGTTCGACATCAACTTTGGCATAAGATACACCATCATCGTCTATTCCGAAGTCTATACCCGATATAGACGTGGGAAAAGAGTCAACAAAAGTGTATGTTCCTATCAATGTGTTAGATGAATTGTATATGATTATAGTTGAGTCTGATAGCAAATCATTGGCATTCTCATAGCTCACATTAGAGATATTTTCCATCCATGAAACAATTTCTCTATAATTTTTTAACTGTTCATCTACATTAAAAGACAAAGTTAAGTCGGAATACACCAGCTTATCGCCCGGCACTTTGATATCTGCCCATCTATTGCTTTGTGGTGCTGATTCGACAGATATAGATGGCAATGACACATTTGTACAAGAGAACTCAACATCCTTAAATATCTTGTTAACGAACTTGAATGATGCTGTATTTAATAAATTCATAGTTTCTCCTGTTATTATATATTATAACAGTATTTCC